CATGAGTTATTGGGGACTAACTGAAGATGAACACGATTTAGCGGAACATATTTACTATGTAACGAAAGGGGATATCTATGTTGATTCGAAAGGTAACTTGCACGAGAATTATGTATCGTCAAGTGAACGTATATCGAGTAGACAGTGTTATGCCTTTGACATATTCATAGGTGAAATCGAAAACGCTAAAATACGTGCGGCAGAAATTAGTTGATGAACCAGTAAACGAATTACGTTTAACTATGTTGTTCATTGAGAGGAAAACAAATCCTCTCTTTTTTTTTCAAATCGCACAAAAAACATACCCTATAATAGAGGGAGTAAGTTTAGCTCAGCGGAAGAGCGCTACTTAAACAAGTAGATGACGTTGGTTCGAATCCAACAACTACTCATATTTTTTTTCGCGATATGTGAATCGCACAAAAAACATACCCTATAATAGAGGGAATGATTTAACTTAAATGTTAATCGTCAAAATGTGAAAAAGTAATTTACATTCGATGATAATCAGACCTTCTATTTTTTGGACAAGCTATAATAATTTGAGGGGGATTTTTAAAATGGCAATTAAACCTGTAAGTTTAGAAAACGTGCGAATCGGATTTAGAAACTTTGAAGGACGAGAAGGAAAGTACAACAAAGCTGGTGAACGCTCATTTGCAGTTTTCTTAGATCGTCAACTTGCTGAAGAATTAGCAGCCGAAGGTTGGAATGTTAAATTTCCTGTAGCGAGTGAGAACCGAGTTGATCCAGATGAAGATGCTCGTGATCCTTATCTATCAGTATCGGTTGGGTTCGAGAGATTCCCTCCAAGAGTATTTCTAATCTCCAATGGTAACCCTACAAAGTTAACTGAGGAAGAAGTAGGTATGTTGGATTGGACTGAGCTCGAACAAGTTGATTTAGTATTACGTCCTTACGAGTGGTCTGTGAACAGAAACTCTGGTATTAAGGCGTACCTGAAATCTGGCTACTTCACAATCGTATCTGATCGTTTTGCTGAGAAGTATGGAATCTTATAATCTGTACCCTCATCAGCAAGAAGCTCTTCGTAAGCTTAAATCAGGTTCGATATTAAATGGAGGGGTTGGTAGTGGTAAAACACTCACCTCTCTTGTTTTTTATAAAACGTATTTCTCAGATAGAAAACTTTACGTCATCACAACCGCAAAGAAACGCGACACTGGTGACTGGGAAGAAGACGCTGAGAAAATTGGAATCACTATAGAAGTCGTCGACTCTTGGAATAACATCAAGAATTATATATGGCTGGAAGACGCATTTATTATATTTGATGAACAACGTGTTGTCGGTTATTCAACATGGGGTAAATCTTTTATAACCATGTGTAAACGAAACAAATGGATTCTGTTAACTGCTACACCAGGTGATACTTGGATGGAGTACATGACAGTTTTCATAGCAAACGGTTTCTACAGAAACAAAACAGATTTTGTAGATCAACATGTTGAGTTTGATCAATGGGTAAAGTATCCAAAGATTAAACAATACCATAACGTTGGTAAACTTATGAGACTACGAAGTCAGATTCTAGTTCCAATGACTTTTGAGCGTTCTACAAAACGTCATCGAAAGTACATAATGTCTTCTTACGATGAGAAACTATATTCTCGAATCATGAAAGAGCGATGGAACATATTTGAACAAAAACCCATAGAGAATGGGTCTGAGTTGCTACAGTGTTTGCGAAAGTTATGTGCTTCTGATGAAGACCGAATATTCAATGCTAAGTTCTTAATGGATATTCATGACAGACTTATCGTGTTCTATAATTATAACTATGAACGTGATATTCTGATTCAGATAGCAAACGATTTAGGTAAGGATTATTGGGAATGGAACGGACATGCTCATGATGATGTTCCGAATACTGATAAGTGGTTATACTTTGTTCAGTATACGGCTGGCGCTGAAGGTTGGAATTGTATAACTACTAACGTTATCTTATTCTACTCTATGAACTATTCATTTAAGATTGTCGAACAGGCAGAAGGTCGAATAGATAGACTTAACACTCCATTCAAAGACTTGGAGTATTACTTCTTAGCGTCTCGCTCTCAGATAGAGCAAGATATTCATAAAGCCGTTAAAACAAAAGAACGGTTCAATGAAAGCGCTTGGGCGAAGAGGAGAGGATTTAAGTGAGTAAACTAGAAAGTAAGTTTCAGTCTGGATTAATCAAACGTTTAAAAAATATGTTTCCTGGATGCTTCGTATTAAAGAATGATCCAAATTATCTTCAAGGTGTTCCAGATCTTACTATATTTTGGGGAGATAAATGGGCTACTCTAGAAGTTAAGAAAGCTCGTAACGCATCCCATCAACCTAACCAAGATTTTTATGTTGATAAAATGAACGACATGTCTTTTTCACGTTTCATCTATCCTGAAAATGAGGAGGAAGTATTGAATGAACTTCAACAATCATTCGGACTTGAAGGACGCTCATAGTTTTTTAAGTCCAAGCAATTATCATTGGCTCAATTATTCACCTGAAAAGTTGGAAGCCGTTTATCGTAATCAGAAAGCTAAAGAAGAAGGTACGGTTCTGCATGCGTTTGCGTCTGTGGCTATCGATAAACGAATTAAGTTAGCTAATATTAAGAAAGCACTAAATATGTTTGTTAACGATGCCATCGGTTTTAAAATGAAATCCGAGCAAGTTCTACATTACAGTCGTAATTCGTTTGGAACTGCGGATGCCATTAGTTTCAAAGACGGTCTATTAAGGATCTTTGATCTAAAAACTGGTATTACCAAGCCGTCTTTCAAACAATTAGATATCTATGCGGCATTGTTCTGCTTGGAATATGGAGTAGACCCTAAGGATATTCAAGTCGAAGAACGACTATATCAAGGTAACGGGTTCGAGGTATCGATACCAGAACCTCTCTATATTCAAGAAATCATGGATAAAATTGTCGAGTTTGATATCGTTCTTGAAAACATTAAAATTAACGGGTAAAGGGAAGTGCTCTTATGAAGATAAAACCTAGTCTGGATAGCCTATTGCATTACGGCACGAAACGTCACTCAGGACGCTATCCTTGGGGAAGTGGAGATGATCCTCAACAAGGTAGTGCGGCATATAAGTTCCTACAGGAATACGAGCCGCTTAAAGCTAAAGGACTTCATCCAACCGAGATAGCCGAGAAGATGGGTATGAATACAACCCAGTTGCGTAATAATATCACATGGGCTAACAATGAACGAAGACAGCATATAAGAACACAAATACCTAAACTTATCGAATCCGGTATGAGTAAAGTCGCAGTAGGTGAGAAGTTAGGAATATCCGAAGCATCTGTTCGTAAGTACCTACTAGATATGGAAATGCCTGCTAAAGTCGAGAAGATAAAGTTGGATAATATAACTGATGCTCTTAAATCAGGTGTTGAAAGAACTGGATATCTCGACGTTGGTGTTGGTGTCGAAAGACAATTAGGAGTTTCTCGTGACCGGTTTAGAGCAATGGTCAACAAATTAGTTGCTGATGAAGGGTATCACACTCACGATATTCAGGTTAAGCGACTAAGTGATCCAACTGGTTCCAAGTATACAACCGTTAAAGTATTAACTAAAGATCCAGATATGAAGAATACCAAAATGAATGAAGACAAGATTAGACCTTTGGATTCTTGGTCCGAAGATGGAGGTATGACTCTAAGTAAGACATATCCACCACACATGTTAGACCTTAAACGCATTCACGTTAGATATAAAGAAGAAGGTGGAGCTGACAAAGATGGTCTGATTGAATTACGTCCTGGTGTAAACGACTTAGATCTAGGTAAGAGTAAATATGCTCAGGTTCGTATCGGTGCCGGAGATAACCTATACTTAAAAGGTATGGCTGCTTATAGTGACGAATCGAACTTCCCTAAAGGTGTTGATATTATATTCAACACAAATAAAGAAAAGGGAACGCCTGTAGAAAAAGTCCTTAAGAAAATGAAAGATGGACATGAAAACACTGATGACCCAAGTGCTAAATTCGGAAGTAGTGTTGTTAGACAGAAGGGTGCTCTCAACATAGTAAATGAACAAGGCGAGTGGGATACTTGGTCTACAAAGATGTCTTCACAGTTCCTATCTAAACAACCACTAGCGCTGATAAAAGATAGACTTGATGATACAGAAGCGTCACTTAGAAATGAGTTTGACGAGATCAATGCTATGACCAATCCTATTGTCAAGAAGTATTTAATGGATTCATACATTGAAGGGTTAGATGCTAAGGCGAAACATCTGAAAGCTAAAGGTTTATCAGGAACTAAATCACATGTGTTGCTACCATTCCCTGATATGAAACCTAATGAAATATTCGCGCCTAACTTCGACAATGGCGATAGAGTTGTTCTAGTTCGACATCCTCATGGTGGTAGATTTGAAATACCAGAACTAATC